CTCCCGCTGCAACTGCTGGCGATGCGTTGGTAACGGCGGGTGTCGTGATGACGTTTGCAACCGAAGCGGGTGCTGCAGCCAGTGCGCGCAGACGAGCCAGCTCTTCTTGGTCACGCTGATACTGCGCATCGCGTTCGCGCTGCTGGCGCTGCTGTTCTTCTTGCTGCTCACGTTGCTGGCGTTGTTGCGCTTCCATATCGCGGCGCTGCTGGTCGAGCTCATCCTGCTGCTTCTTCAAACGCAGGCGATCTTCCTCGGCGCGCTGCTTGCGCAACTCCTCAGCTTCAGCGTCGGCGATGCGTTGCTTCTCACGCAGCTCGTCCAGCTCTTTTTGTTGGGCCAGTAGCTTGGATGCCGCCTCTTCGCGGTCAACAGCAGCCCTTTGCAGGGCTTCAAGCTGCTCAATAGCGTTGTCGCGGGCGATGGTGGCTTCAGCTTCAAACTCGGCGTATTCATCTGGCAGGATTACCGACTCTTTGACGCTTTGCAGCACGGCTGCAACGTCGGCAGCGCTGCGGCTTGCGTACGCTGCTGCTACAGAACTGAATCGGGTGATTTTTTTCCGGATGGCTTCGACACGTTCAGCTTCGACACGCTCGCGCTCTGTCTTGGCGTCAGCGGCGCGCTTTTCTTCAGCTTTGATGGCTTCGTCGATAGGCGCTTCAATCGCCAGAACTCGATCCTTCAGCGCCTCGCCAAACTCTTTGACCTGATTGACGCGAGCCTGGGCCTCTTTAACTTTCTGCTGATACGGAACGAGTGCAGTCTTCGTTGTGTTCGCCAAGGCGTAGCGCACGTCGCGGATGTCGACCCGCACTTCCTTGGCGTTTGCCAGCCCCTCACTGGTCGAGCAGTCAACGACGAGCTTCGCGTAGCTGGTTTCCAAACGGACGATCTGTTCCTCATGCGGCCGATACTCGGCGATATCGGTAGCGGCAACTGCAGGGACTATAGGGTTCTGTCCGGGTTCACTCAGATCGAGGTCGGCCGATACGGGGGCTTCTTTGGCGTTTGCAGACATGATGATTCCTTGCCGCGCCGAGCGCAGCGTGTGGTGGTGATGTTTATTGAGTGACGCGGTCGGCGAGGGCGCCGAGCAGCATCAGGAGCGTGAAGAAGCCAATTGCCGAGAACGATCCGCGCCAGATCAAAACGCGGCGCGTCCATTGGCGACTGATCATCGGAACACCCGGTAAGTAGTAGAGTGGGGAACCTGGCAGATGCTGGTGGATTCTCGAACAGCGCTGTAAGCGCCAACCCCAGCAACAAGGACGGTGGCGAGAGCCCAGTAAATAAGCTTCATGGTCGAACCCTCACCGCGATTCGTCCGCCTTTCATGGTCGGCGCCAGGCGCTGAGGTAGATTGGCGACCAGCTCTTCGCGTTTGCGGCCGATCACCTCATTGAAGGGGAGGCCGAAGGCGAGGATGGCGATCTTTCTTTCGATATCGTCGATCTGCTCATCGAGCAGCGTTTGGGCAGGTGCTGCGCTCATGACAACACCTTGCGCTTCCGGCTGATCTTCAGCAGACGAGCGCTGTAGTGGTGAAATTCTTCAACGGTGATATCGCCGGCGGTGAAGAGCCTGGCGAGCAGCCCGTCAGCGAGGCAATCGTCGATTTTTCGGCTGCCGGGATGCTCCAGGGCTTCAAGCGCCTGATCGATGGTGATGTGCGGGCTCAAAGCTCCGCATCCTCGGCTTGGGCGATCAGCGCATCGTCTGCGAGCGGCTCAAGCAGGACTTCGGCAATCTCGCCAAGCTTGCCCAGCGGGTGGTCACTGTTGCCGAGCAACTCGGCCACCGCAGTCTTGTCAGCACTGCCAATCGCTGACGTGATCAGCAGCCAGCCCAATGCAGGGGTATGCACCTCACTATCCGCAAGCCGGTTGTTCACGTACTCGTCGACCGCCAGGGCGAACTCTTCAGCCGCCACACCCTGCGGAGAACGCATGCGGCGCTGGAATGACACATTGTTGCCGCGCAACAACTCTTCGGCAGCGTTGTAAATCCATTCCGCCCGAGCGTTATCGTGCGGGCTTTCGCTCAATAGAGGCGGCAGGCGGCGTTCAAGTCTCAATTGAGCAAGCTGTGTTGCGTTCATGATCGCCTCCAGAGGGCGAGGTGGAGTAGGCGAGGGCCGCCCATCCGTTTTAAACATATGGACCGCGGGCCATTTGGCGCGATCCACTTTTCAGATAAGCGATGCAGGGGGCCGCGTTGCGCGGTGCAGAATCGTCCGCATCGGTCTGCACTCAACCCAAGCTTCTTATGGGCGGCCTGCCAGCCACGTTATGGCAGTAACGCTGAGTGCAGACCGATGCGCTCTCATAGAGAGGATCGGGCAGTTAACGACAGGCTGTCGTGGCGCTGGTGTCACATTGAGAGCTCAAGGTTTTCCACGATCTGCTGATCCACCAGGTCGGCGATCTTGAACGTGTCCTCAATCGCGTAGTGCGGATTGCATTCAGAGCAATGACCGGCCACTTCAATCTCGACTGCGTGCTGAATCAGCTCTTGATCTCGGAAGCAGGCAGGGCAGCGAACGGTATCGAAACCGCGCGCTTTGACCTTTCCGATACAACATTTTTCAGCATCTTCTTTGTCATCGTGCGAGTCCTCGCAAACGTCGCAGAGCCAGACCGCATTGACCTGAGGTCTGCAGCAGTCCTCAGCTGAAGATTGGTAATTGTGAACCTCGTTGCAGGCATCGCACTCATAGCCACGTTTCGGCATATCAGGCACCTCATGGTTGTTTTCCCAATGCACACGTCACCAGGTGCATCAGTGAAAAATTCCGTGTTGCTATCCGCCCCATGCGCGGCGCCGCGGTTTCCCCACCTGGCCGGCGTCACACATTTCGTGTTCGGTGTTCTTCGCCGACTGGCTTGCATGGTTTGGCGTCCTCCTATGAGAGGAGTCCGGCAGGTTCCAGAGCCTGCATGGAGATCGAAATTTATGTTTCGCGCTGTGCCCGTTGCCGGGGATCGATCCGCGAAGATTCCTGACTGTTAAAGAGCGGCGCGGCTTTCGCTGCTGGGCCGGTGATGCGTTGGCTTGGATACAAATATAGGTAAACCCATATTGAGCGTCAATGGGTATTCCCATATTTTTTATCGAAGCCGATAAAAAGCCCGCTCAGTGGCGGGCTCATTTCAGGCTTCGCAGTACTCTCGCCACCCGATTCGTACGGTATCGCCATCCAGGCGCTCAATACGCACGCCACTCGTTTCCTCAATTTCTTGAATCACCTGGCGCCAGGCATCTGGGCTTTCGTCGTCGTTGCGCGCGACCGTGATGGCTTGGACCTTTTGAACGCCAGGCGCAGCGATAAGACGCTGGATGCGCCGACCTACAAGCTCATAGGAGTTTCTGGCGGAAGCGGCGGGTGAAGCGTTGTACTGCATGATAAAGCTCCTTGCTTATACTGGATAAACATACAGTATTGTTGCTTATGGATTTTGGCAAGCAGGAAGGAGTTAGATCTAAGGATGAATAACAACGCACGGGATTGCTGACCTCGGCATGGCCGTATGTCGCCAGTGCTGAACGTCGGGAAATGGAACGTTTCTACCGATAAATATGCCATCAGGTGACTACCATGAGCGAACATCGGAAGGAACAAGCGCTGGCTGATTGGCACAAGCTGCTTACACAACCTGAGATACGCATGGATGCTGAAGAGCAATACGACGAGTTGCTTAAAAAGGCGGATCTCATGGAGCAAGAAGGGATTATCAGTGGCTCGGAGTGGCGGCAGTTGGTTCGGGATGCCGGACTTGTCTTTAAGCAAGCCACGGAAGGACTGGAAGGCGGAACGTAGCGCGGGAAGATGCCATGTATCTAATCGGCGTGAGCTTTAATCCTCGGGATCAATATCTTCCTCAGGTTCGCACCTGGCGATCAACTCGATGATGGCCTCGGCATGAAGTCTGCATTCCCGGTGATCACAGCTAAGTGGTCCTCAATACGATCGGACACTTCTGTAGAGCCGCGCTGATCAATCCAAATACCGATTTCTTCGTGGCACAGCCTAGGGCCATGATGTTCTGATTGCGGCGGTGGAGCAGGGCGGGGGTGAGGTCGCCTAAAGCCCTGGCTCAAAAAGTCAGCACCGCACAGGGTGGAGCTGCTGAACTCATGGCATAGCTCTTACCTTCGGTGTCTAGTCGATGGGTGGGGCGATGAACACCAATGAGTTTGGCATGATTGCTTGGGGCGTTATCACTGCTGTGCTCGCGCTCGCAGCGCTTGCCGCGGTGATTGCAGGTGGCTTGCATTTAGTGCCAAACAATCTGTTTGTGAAGGACACTCCGCTATGGATAGCGGGGCTGTACTTGGCACTCATTGATTGCGGAACGGTTGTGGCGGGGGTTTTGGGATTTAGCGGCCTTGCGGGGTCTAATTTTTACAAGGCATCCGCTGGAATCAAGGGTAAGTCAGAATGAAAAAGCCCGGCGCAGGGCCGGATTTTATGTAAAAATAAAACATGGGTTAAAGCAATTTGAAAGAAAAATCTGTATGTGAGTGATCGCATAAAACATCATAAACAAAATGAGTTTTCACACCGAAATTAGCAGCAGCATCCGGGATCTGAATCTTATTCCGTCGTTCTGGCTTGCTTAATTCGTGAGTGATTATTTCATGACCATATGCCATGGCAGTAGCTATCAGAAAAGCGTCTGCGATATCGGCTCGGGCAAATTCTTTTTTCGCTGGATCTGTAAAGTGAGTGTTAGTAGCAGTCCATTGCATGATTTCTTTGTATTTGGAGAGTATTTTTGGGTCAGTGTCGTCAGCCATAAAAAAAGTTGAGGGTAATTGTAATGCCCATTTTTTTACTGGGTCGTCATCTTTACCTTTTAAGAGTTCTTCCTTGACCTTCGATGTCGAGCAAACTATGCCGCCTGCATGGGCGCGCTCCACCCAGGTCCAGAAATGATTACAGAATTCAAAGCGATAATGAAGATTCTTCGCCTGCAAAAATATGTTTGAGTCAACTAAGTACTTATGCATGGCTTCGAATGTTCTTATTATAAATATTAGTAACCGTGTCAGGGTTGACGTTGAGGAGCCTTGCTGCGTCTCGCATCAGGGTGCTTCCTTCCATGGCGCTCCGAACGAGTGCGTTGGTGACTTTTTTGCTATTTCTAACAGGAATTGTTGCGTAAGGGTTGCCCCCGCTTCCAGCCGATTTGAAGCTGCTAGCGTACAAGGATCCATAAATATCTTTATTTATTTTTCCAAGTTCATACGCGCGTCGGCCGACTACCAATCGGCTAACGCGAAAATATTTACTGGCGCGGTCGATTGCTTCTAGTCCGCCGCCTTCCCATATCGAAAGGAACTCAATTTTAGGAACCAGTAATTCCGCTGCGACGCTGTTGCAATAGGCTTCGATGTTGGTATTGGATATGAATTCTTTTGGGGATGGGAGGTCGGAAACTCCGCTTTCCCCGATCCAGATATGTGCTACTTCATGAGCTAGAGTGAAAATCCACGCGGCTTCAGCATCTTTTCCGTTGATAAATACGGCAGGGGCATATTCGTTGCAAATTGCAAATCCTCTGAACTCTGCTACCGACAGGCCTCGCTTTGTGTTGCTCTTTACTATTCCGCTTTTAAAAACTAGAATGCCACTAGATTCTATTTTCTCGGAAAGTACTCTGAAGTACTCTTCGGGGTTGGCACAGTTTTTCTTTAGTTCTTTAGTAATGCCCGCTCGAATCGCTATGTCTTGAGCGACGTCCTCAACATTGCTCGAAATGTTATATTTTCCAACAAAGTCAAGAGGGGCTGCGCCAACCTCTCTGAGGTAATCAAGATACCAATCTTGTTTGGCTATGACATCTTCAAGCACTTCGAAAAAATCGGGGCCTAGAGGCGCTGGAGAGGAGATTTGTCGCATGTCCGGTAAGCGAGGCTTTTGAAGCGTTGGCGGGCTGTCTAATAAAAGGTAGCCGAACGGTGTCCGTGTAGCAGCGGCAACCTTCTCCAGTTGTCGGATTGTCAACTCACCAGTCAGAAATTTGTCTATCCCGCGGCCAGAAGCAATCAAGCAAGCAAGATCCTCAAGCGTTTTGCCGATCTGGCTTGCAGCCCAATCAAGGACCGAAGGGGAAATGTTAAGCGTATCCATAATTTATTTTTCGCACGTCGATCCTGACGATTATGTAGCTTCAGGCAGTTCTTGTCTTTGTGAATTGACCATTTTTCGCGATCCTGTCAACCCTCACGATAGACGAAGAATTCACTTTGACCATCGGCGATCCAGGCATTCATTGCGCGAGTCGTAAGGGCTGTCGACGCCGCAAGGTCGAAATCTCGATGGTGCGGATGGATTCACCTATCTGGTATTGAAGTGAGTGAGCCATGCGTTCAATTTTCCAGATCGGTTAGCCTCACTGCGCACTGCACCGCTTCAATGGGTCCACGGCGGTCTTCAATGAAGCACCCTGCGGCTTTCGCCGATCCTGATCCGGTCCAGCGCCCGATTCAAAGCATCCAAGGCATCCAGCAGAGCTTTCGCCTCCGCTTCTCGACCATCTCCCCATAAACGTTCAGCCATTTTGTTCAGGGCTAGGATGGAGCGCTCAATATCCGCAGCGGTAGCAGTAGGTTGGGCCGGCTGCTTCTTCGGCATGGTCAAAACTTCTGGAGTGCCCGCACGACGACCCCAACTATCCGGCAATCCTCGGTGAACGGTTCAATTCGCCAAGCTGGATTCAGCGGCTTAAGGAAAAGTTTCCCGCCGTCATTGACCAGCTTTTTGAAGGTTGCCTCATTGCTGTCTGGCAGTTTAGCGATCACGAGCTTGCCCGGGGCCGCCTCGGCTTCTGTATCCACCAAAATCAGCGTGCCTTCAGTGATGCTTTGCCCGACAGGTGAGGTCATCGAGTCGCCTTTGACCTCGAGCCAGAAAGCTGGGCCCTTCGAGTCGTATTCGGAGAATTCGTAGCGATCGGAAAAGCCGGCTGGGTAGGGCTCGATCGCTTCTGCCCAGGTGCCCGCGGCGACCCAGCTAATAACTGGATAACGGAAGGACTCTACTGGCTGCCGGGCTTCGCCGACGTTTGAGCTCTCAGAGCCTGAAGTACCACCACCCATAGTCATGGGGCCAATTTCATCGGACAGCCACTTGGCGCTCACACCACAAGCGTCAGCAATTTTCACCACGTATGCAGTGGCCTTCGATTTTCCACGCTCAAGGTCTGAAATCGATGTCTGGGTGATGCCAGCGCGTACGGCCAACTCAACCTGATTTAGACCTGCATGGCGCCTTGCGGCCTTTAAACGATCTTTAAATTCCATCCGGCAAGTATTACGGGCGCTCCCATATTGTTGCAAATCGGTATTCCTATAATCTACTATATGGGTATTCCCGTATGGAGGGGCGTTATGAACACTATTTTCCAGGACCTCGTCACCTTCTTCGGGACGCAGGAAACCACGGCCGAGAGGCTCAAGGTTGATCAAAGCACTGTCTCTGGCTGGGTTCGCGGCAAGCACGGAATGTCTGCGGTTGTCGCAAAGCGAGCTGAGGACCTGACCCAGGGCAAATTCAAGAAAGAGACCCTTTGCCCATCGTTTCCCTGGGCGGAGATGGCGGCTTAGAGCTCAGCGAAATGGTTGCGCGCTCAAAGCCGCGTAACTCGTCGGTGCCGAGCCGATCTCGCAGAGGGTCAGCGATCCGCTCAAACGCAGCCCACAGCCTGAGCTGGGACGACAAGGGAAGGGTGGAAGCGAAGGCAACCACCAAGCAGCTAAGGGCGGCTATTTCGCCTTGTAATTCGGAATGAGAGGTCATGGATATGTCCCTGATCAGTTGATGACCAAATCATCGCTTTGTTGGCGTAACGCCACCACGGAAACAAATTTGAGGTTTTACGAATGGAAGATTTTCTGCGGGCCTGCCAAAGCGCTGTTCTGGATAACGAGGCCAAAGCACTGGCGGCAAAGATGGGCGTTGCGCACGTAGGCCTGCTCCAGCGTGCCAACCCCGACAACGATGCTCACCACCTGACCGTGGAGCACTTATTCGGGATCTTGCTGCACACCGGCGACATGCGGCCTCTGGCAGCACTCGCAAACGAATTCGGCTTCGACCTGGTTGCCAAGTCTGCTCCTCAGCCACAGGCACTCACCAAATCGCTGATCAATGTCGGCAAGGAAGTGGCTGATTTGACTATCGCTGTGCACGAAGCACTCGGCGACGACCACGTGAGCACCTTCGAGAAATCCTTGATTCGCCAAGAGATCAACCATGTCCGGCAGAGCCTGGACGTGATGGATGCATCGGTGAAGGCCGCCTGAATCGCAGGCACAAAAAAGCCGGGATTGCGCCCCGGCTAATTCGATACCACTCAATGAGGCGGATTATGCAGAGCCAACCCAATTCAAGCAATACCTCGAACCATGTCGCGACACGTTCTGTAGATTCTGAAAACGTGTCTCGCTCTTTTGCGTTGTCTCATCCGGTCAGGAATACCTGACATGCAGTACACCCTCACGATCAACCAGGTGAAGGCGCTGGATTGGGGGCTGAACTCCCAGCAGGCTCTGCTGTTCGCCTTCGTCTACGGCTGCCCGAGCTGGACCAAACCAATCAAAACGGACGACGGGATCTTCTTCGCGCTGAGCAAGGCCAAGATCATCGAGGAGTTGCCACTCCTCACCGATAAGCCGGACACTGCTTACCGCATGCTGAAGGCCCTGGAAGAGGCCGGTTTGATTGAGCTTTCCAGCACCTCGAACATCACGCTGTTCCGCCTGACCGAGAAGGCGATTGAGTGGAATCAGAAGCTTGATGGGTCGGAAAAATATCCGACCCCTCCAGAGAACAAGGGTCGGAAAAAAATCCGATCTACCTCGGAAAAAAATCCGAGCAAGGTCGGAGAAAAATCCGAGCAAGGGTCGGAAAAATCTCCGACAAATCAGGATACCAATAATCAGGGTACCAATCAGGATACCAGTCAGGACTTGCAAGACGGCCCGGACAAGCCGGCCCGCAACTTGGTGCTGGTGGTTGATCGCACCGACTGTCCCCGCGTCGAGATTCCCGCCGACATGCCGGGCCCCAAAGACCAGTCCTGCAAAACCTTCAAGGCCTGGGCGAACTACGCCATGGCCTACCGCAAACGCTACAGCACCTGGCCGGTGTGGAACGCCAAAGTCGGTGGTCAGCTCGGCCAACTCGTCGACCGCCTCGGCGCCGATGTCGCCCATCACGTCGCGGCCCACTTCCTGAAGACCAGCGATGCAGCTGTCCTCCGCAAGTGCCACAGCCTCAACGAGCTGCTGGCCAACGCCGAGAGCTATCACACCCAGTGGGTGACCGGTCAGCGCATCAACGGCGCCACAGCGCGCCAGTTGGAGCGCACCGAGGCGAACGCATCGGCAGCCGAGCAAGCAGCTCAGATGGTTCTGGCCAAGCGACAGGCGGGGGCACGCAATGAATACCTTTGAGATGAATGACCAGCAGGTTGCCGGCCTGGCGGCAGCGATCTGCGCCACCGCTGAGGCCATGGGGCAGGAGATGAACCCAGGTACTGCGGCAATGATGGCTGAAGACCTGTGCGCTTACTCCGTGCCCGTCGTGAAAGCTGCGCTGAAGGCCTGTCGCTTCGAGGTGAAGGGCAAGCTGGCCATGGCGGACATCCTGCAGCGCGTCCAGGCCGCCGACGGCCGCCCGGGCAAGGATGAGGCATGGTCGATTGCTCTTTGCGGGCACGACGAAAGCGAAACTGTCGTTCTCACCGCTGAGATCCAGCAAGCCATGACTGCGGCTGATTCGATCCTTCGATTGGGTGACAAGGTCGGCGCGCGAATGGCGTTCATGAGTGCGTACGAACGCCTGGTAGCCCAGGCTCGCGCCGAAGCGACCCCGGTGTCTTGGAGTGTTTCGCTGGGCCATGACCCAGTACGGCGGGTGACGGCAATTGAATCGGCAGTTCGCATGCAACTGATCAGCCAGCAAACCGGCACCCAGTACCTGTCTGACCTTCGCATTGCGCCAATCACCGAAGATGGCCAGGCCATTGCTGGCTTGCTAACAGGGTCAGCTGTGCAGCCTTCCGCAAAGCTTCGGGCCCGTTGGCAAGAGGTCAGGGACGACCTGCAGGCACTACGCCGCCGCAAACAAATTCAATCCCGATGGGATGCGCGGGCAGAGCGCCGGCGACTCGCCTCGCGCAAGGCCCACCAACTGAAATTGATAGATCAAATGACACGCAAGGAGCGCCTGTGATGACAGATAAAATCAGCGTCAACTGTCAGGCCAAGCTATCCGAAGCCATCACGAAGCTCAGCGCCATGTTCCGTGACAAGAAGTTCGTTGTGGTATCGCTGCGCCCGGGCAAGGACCGCACGCTCGACCAAAACAGGCTGTGGTTTGCGATGTACAAACGCATCGCCGAGATGACCCAGATCGGCGACGAGGCCGACGCTCGGCGGTATTGCAAGCTGCACATCGGCGTGCAGATCCTGCTTAACGAGGATTCCGGATTCCAGGCCGAGTGGTACCGGGTTATGCGCCACCTGCCGTACGAAACGAAGCTGGCCATGATGGGCGGCTGCAAGCTCTTCGGCCCGGATGGCTTTCCGGTGACTAGCCTGTTCAACCGCGCCCAGGGCGTGGGCTACACCGATCGCATCCTCGCGCGCTTCGCACCCCAGGGCGTGTACTTCGATGACCTGCTGAGCCAGGAGGCTGCATGATGATTGAGCGGAAGCAGCCCAAACCGAAGAAATGCCGCGTCGCTACCTGCAGGGCCTCATTCGTCCCCGCGCGCCTGAGCCAGGCAGTTTGTAGTCCGGCCTGCGCAATCCTCGATGCACAGAAGAACCAAGAGAAAGCGCGGAAGGCCATCGACCAGCGCGAGCGCCGGGAGATCAAAGTCCGCAAGGAGAAGTTGAAGAGCAGGGCAGAGCACCTGCGCGAAGCCCAAGCAGCGGTGAACGAGTATGTGCGCCTGCGTGACGCGCACCTGCCATGCATCAGCTGCGACTCAATGCCGAGCGACAACAACCTCATTACCGGAAGCCGCTGGGACGCCGGACACTACCGTTCTGTGGGTGCCTGTCCGGAACTGCGCTTCGAGCCGCTGAACATTCACCGCCAATGCGTGAAGTGCAACCGCAACCTGTCCGGTAACGCGGTCGAGTACCGCATCCGGTTGGTGCAGCGCCTCGGCGCCAAAACCGTGGCTTGGCTTGAAGGGCCTCATGAGCCCCGCAAGTACACCGTCGAAGAAATCAAAACCATCAAGGCCGAATATCGGGCAAAGACCAGAGAACTGAAAAAGGAAGCAGCATGAAACTGATCAACGCAAGGCAGGTATGGACTGAGGCTCAGCACGAATCGAACGCGTCGATCAGCGCTGTAGTAATTGAGCGGGGTGAATCAGCACTGGTGAAGAAGGGCGCCCGCATGCGCCGGCATGAGGCCGTATTCGCCGCGCTGGGCGATGACAAGGAAGAACGCATCGAGATTGTTCGCCAGCGAATCAGCATCAGCGAAACGCGGCGTACTCCGGTTGGCCGGTCCACCGCCCGCGCCGCGCACCTGGCCATGATCGGCAAAGTGCTCCGCGCGATCGACACACTGCCGTTCCAGGTGCAGCAGTTCGGCCATTATCTGTATCACCCGGCGATGAACATGCGGCATCTGTTGAATGCTGTGTTGCTGATCACCACCAAGGCGGCGCTGCCTGATCTGACCTCGGCCAAGCGCGTAAAGGCGCAGTATCTGGTCACTCTGGCCCTGCAGTCGTACAAGGGGGAGGTGCAGGGGGCGTCGGAGTGGGGGCCGGCGCGGGTGGCTTCCGAGATGATGGAGTTCTTCGGGGTCTCGGTGGATCAAAATAATTGGAATCGGGACTGGCGAGATCTATGGGTTTCCCTGAGAAAGATCATTGAAGAAGTGGATATTGAGGCGCAGCAACCACTTTGGCAGGTGATTCAATCGGAACGTGGGCAAGAAGCGGCATAAAGTTGTTGACATGAATGAAAAGTGCGGGTACTTTTCTCATAGTGCACAAGTAACGCGAAACGCACACGAAACCCTAAACCCGGTCAAGCGCCGGGTTTTTTGCTTAAAGAATTCCCAGATGAAATTTTAGTTGCGCGAACGAGGGTGATACTCCAAGTTCTTCAGCGGCTTGCTGAGGACTCCCGCGTTTATCTATCGCATCACCCAGTTCCGACATCCACTCAGAGAATGCGCATACAACGATCGCAGACGTTAGGTGAATTCTCACTTTCCCCGATTGCTTAAAATAGTCGGGGTGACCAATCCCAAGCTCATCTAGCTTTCGCGCGAACTGCAGTCGCCAATGTGCTTCATGGCTTAAGCACTCGCGTGCCAAGAGTGGGTCGCTGATCCGTCCTTTAGTATCATTGAACTCTTCAATGAGTCGCGCGGCCGTTAGCCAGTTTAGGCGATTTTTAGGAGGAACGTTCAATGATGAATCGCCGCCCATCAAGGCCATGAATGCTCTTTCAAGGGTCATTATCGCGTGGTCAAAAAGACGAGAGTTTTCACGCTGAGCATCAATGCGCATCTGTTCGCTGGAATGTAGCAAATCGTTTTGCTTGATCGCGCGGTAAGCAGCGCGAGCACTTATCGCGCTGGTTATGGCTGAGATCGCAGCGGCGATTGCAGCTCCCGAGTTGATCAAAATCCCCCATGCATTGACGTCCATCTATCCTCCTGAATTTTGTTAATCGTCCAGCCTGCTTGAGCCAAGAAGTAAGTGTCAACTTACACGATGTCACATGCGGGCCGGATGCTCTCCTATTTAGAGCCTCTGCATTTGCAGGGGCTTTTTCGTTTTCGGCTCCCCACACCCATTGCTCCGAGCTGGGAGTGCAGCGGACGCCGACTTATTTCAGTCATGCCCCACGGAGTCGAGCGCATGGAGTATTTGCAGCGCCTGCTCGACAACCTCGACAGGTTTGGATTGCTAATCGCTGGCTTCACTGGCGCTGTCATTGCCAGTTGGTGGCACAAGGAAGACCTAACGGACTGGCGCGCCTGGGCGATCTTTCTGATTACCGGTGTCGCCTGCTCTTGGTACCTGACTAGCATGGTCAGCACCTACCTGGGTGTGACTGAGCCGAGAATTGTCGCGGGCATCGGCTTCCTGCTCGGCACCTTCGGTGGTTCGCTCCTCGCGGCCATCAATCGAGCCATAAAAGCCGCTGACCTCTGGGCGCTCATCCGCCAGCGGTTCGGGGGAGGCAATCCACCATGAATCTTGAACTGATCAACTCCATCGCCTGCGGCTTGATTGCCTTTTGGGCGACCTGGTGTGTCCTGAGCGGCCGGGTGCGAGACGGCATCCTCGGCAAGCTGATCTATTCGGCGATCGCCATCAGCGGTTTCGTTGTGATGACCCGCAACCAGAATATCTTCTTCGGCCCGACGACGGCCGGGCTGACCCTACATGTGTCCTTGGCACTTGCCGGTCTGCGCCACATCTTCATGGTTAACTGGTGGCAGCGGGTGAAAGCCTGGCTCTGCCTGACGCTGAAGTGCGAGCACTGCATGCGCTGCGACAAGGCGCCGGGCGGTATCGAGCGGCGCCGCCGCTCAAGGTAGCCAGTGGTTGAGGTGGTCAAAATGTTGAATAGATATTGTGTCCTTCACCCTTTTCGTAGGTCTTCAACTCGTCAATATGTCTAAGGTAACGCTCGTAGCAGCTGTAAATTCTATCGATGCCTATTTGCTGCGCTTCAGTCAAAGTTGGCCGGAATGCGCTAACCAATTGCTTCATTTGGTACTGGTGCCCGTATTCGTCAAGTTCCCAGCAATCCCGATTGGTCACTTCATCATAAATTGCCTTCAAACAACCTATAGCTTCATTTTGAATCGCAACCGTATGTGGATGGAGTGAGTGCAGAGGGTGTGTTGGTTTCCAGCGAGGACCAGAGCAATTATCGATAAACGTCCAAGCTTCTCGAATGCTATCTCGAGTGAAAGTTGTGTTTTCCTTTCCTATCGAATAGAGCGTAAATCGAATCTTTCGAGCTGCTGTCAAAAAAGCGGAAAGCTTGGAGCACACTTCTTGGGTGCTTGCATGGGTGCTGATTGGCGCTACGTACATCGCTCGACTTGCACGATTTTCAGCCGCTGATTGCCAGCCTGAAAGAGTTCCTCGTGGAAACGATCGCGTATCCCGGTCTACCAGAGTGGCATCAGTAGCGCATAACCATGCGCCATTTTCGTATGCCCGGATTTGTTCCGGTGTTAATGCGGGGTCGCTGCGAGGTCCGCCCGGGGAAGCCCCTGCGTCGTGGGCGGCTATGCCAATACTTATAACTCGGTCACCAGCAGCAGTTGGGCCATTCGTGACCCTGTCACAGCCTGGGTAAACGCACTTGAAGTTCACCCTGATACCTAATTCCAGTTTAGTTGGCTTCGTAAAGTCTATTCGTGCCATGGGACGCTCGTATGCGAAGAGGGGAATGAATGGGCTGTAATTGGGGCAGATGGCCAGTATTTCAATCATCGTTGTTAGCACTTTTTTAAAACCTATGACAACCAAGCAATCCGACTGGGAGACGGCATGAACAGGCCAATGCCCCCAGCGTCATTGCTTGAGCTGTCAGAGCTATCAGACTTCGGCATTCGCCTGATCCCTGCGCCTGAACTGTGGGAGTGGCTACAAGCCGAAATCCTTGCCGATACAGGCAGCATCCACAACGAAGACCACGCTCATCTGATCGATGCTGACGTGAGAGTCATGTGGGCGTCTGCTTCTTTCATGAAGAAGGGGCGCACGGTGGTGGGGCAGGCCGAACAAGTAGCGTTCCGCGCCGGTGGCTGGCAGAAGGCCCGGATGGAACAGCAGATGCTGGATTGGTTCGGCGACGTGCCGGCCTACATCATTACCCTGGCTGCTGACTACTGCGCCCAATGCTCCGATGCTGACTTCTGCGCGTTGGTAGAGCATGAGCTGTATCACATTACTCAGGCGACGGATCAGTACGGCGCCCCCAAGTTTACCCAGGAAGGATTGCCCAAGCTTGAGATGCGCGGACACGACGTTGAAGAGTTTGTCGGTGTCGTACGACGCTACGGTGCGAGCCCTGATGTACAGGCGTTGGTAGACGCTGCGAACAAGCCTGCCGAGGTGGGAAAATTGAACATATCGAGGGCCTGCGGAACCTGTCTGCTCAAGTCGGCCTGATGTGAGACAGGTATGAGACGGAATCCAATCTATGGCAGCCCTGAAAAACGATGTGAAAGCCTTCATCGTTCAGGCTTTGGCGTGCTTCGACACTCCGACCCAAGTCTCGCAAGCGGTGAAGCAAGAATTCGATATTGATGTGACACGGCAACAGGTGGAACAGCATGACCCCACAAAGCGAGCTGGCGTGAACCTGGCTGCAAAGTGGGTGACCCTGTTCAATGACACCCGCAAGCGCTTTCGTGAAGAGACAGCCGAGATTCCAATCGCCAACCGTGCGTTCAGGCTCCGAGCACTTGGCCGGTTTGTCGAGCGTGCCGAGACGATGAAGAACATTGGCCTGGCTATGCAGATTCTGGAGCAGGCAGCGAAGGAGGTCGGCGACATCTACGTCAACCGCAACCGGAAGGACGAGCCCGACGACGAGCCGGCGATCCCGACCCGGATCCAGGTGGATGTGGTGGATGCGAGGAAGCCGAATGCCGAGCCTTAACGTTCCGCAGTCGCAGTTCCTTCTGTTGCCCCACAAGTTTCGCGCATTTGTTGCTGGCTTCGGCTCAGGAAAGACCTGGGTCGGATGCTCGGCACTAAGCAAGCATTTCATGGAGTGGCCCGGCGTTAACGCTGGTTACTTCGCGCCGACCTACCCGCAGATTCGCGACATCTTCTATCCGACGATGGAAGAGGTGGCTTACGACTGGGGGCTGAAGACCAAGATCAACCAGGCGAACCATGAGGTTCACATATACAGCGGCCGGCAGTATCGCGGCACTGTGATCTGTCGCTCGATGGAGAAGCCTCAGACGATCGTCGGTTTCAAGATTGGTCACGCTTTGGTGGATGAGCTGGACGTGCTGACGTCGCTGAAGGCTCAGCAGGCTTGGCGCAAGATCATCGCCCGGATGCGTTACAACCTGCCCAGGCTGAAGAACGGTGTGGATGTGACCACGACGCCGGAAGGCTTCAAGTTTGTCTTCCTCCAGTTCGTAAAGCAGCTGCGTGACAAGCCGGCGCTGAATGAAATGTACGGCCTGATTCAGGCCAGCACCTTCGACAACGAACTGAACCTGCCGGACGACTACATCGCATCGCTGATGGAGTCGTACCCCGAACAACTGATCCGCGCTTACCTCAATGGCCAGTTCGTCAATCTGACCTCCGGTTCGATCTATCACGCATACGACCGCAAGCTGAACCAGTGCTTCGACACTGTGCAGCCAGGCGAGCCGCTCTTCATAGGCATGGACTTCAACGTCGGCAAGATGGCGGCGATCACCCACGTCAAACGCGACCAGGGTCTGCCGCGTGCCGTGGATGAGTTGATGGATGGCTACGACACGCCGGACATGATTCGCCGCATCAAGGAGCGCTACTGGCGGCACAACGGCAACGACTTCGAGAAAACCTGCGAGATCCGGATTTACCCGGACGCATCGGGCGACTCACGCAAGTCGGTCAACGCGAGCGTCACGGACCTGGCAATGCTCAAACAGGCCGGCTTCGCAGTCATCGCGCCGGCGGCTAACCCACCAGTGAAAGACCGGATCAACGCTATGAATGCCATGTTTTGCAACGCGCAAGGAGAGCGGCGTTACCTGGTCAATCCATTCACCTGCCCGACTTACGCAGACGGCCTCGAGCAGCAGATCTGGGCGCCCAACGGCGAGCCGGACAAGAGCCAAGGCAATGACCACGCCAACGACGGCGGCGGTTACTTCATCCACCGCGAGTACGCGATCGTGAAGCCTGTCACCTCAATGAAAATGGGAGTCGCCCGATGACGGACGTCACTTTTACCCGTCCCGAGTACGACGCGGCGCAGTACCGCTGGCGATTGGTGCGCGACGTCTGCAAAGGATCGGAAACCATCAAAGCTGCTGGTGACCGATATCTGCCGCGGCCGAACGCATCCGACACTAGCCAGGACAATCGGGACCGCTACGACGCCTACAAGAAGCGCGCTGTGTTCTACAACGCTACAGGCCGGACGAAACACAGTCTCGTCGGCGCGGTGTTCCGCACCTGGCCAACGCTTACTGTTCCAGGCGCTCTCGATTACGTGTCAAAGGACATCGACGGGCAGGGTGTGAGCATCTACCAGCAATCGCAGTCTATCATTGGGCATCTGCTCGAAGTTGGCCGCCACGGGCTACTGGTGGATTACGCGGCTGTCCAGGCTGGCACCGTGAGCAAGGCGGACGAACAAGCGGGCCGGGCTCGGGCGAACGTCGCCAGCTACCCGGCCGAAGCCATCATTAACTGGAAGACACGTCAGGTCGGCGGCCAGCACCTGCTGTGCCTTGTCGTACTGCGCGAAACGGTTGATGTCGATACAGACGACGGCTTTGGCAGTGAGCGGGTTGTGCAATACAGGGTGTTGCGGCTCTCGGCTGGCATCTACACCCAGGAGGTTTGGGAAGAGGGCAGCAGCAAGACGGAAATGACGGTCGCCCCATTCGCGCCCCTGAATGGCCTGGGCCAGCCATGGCGGATCATCCCGTTCCAGTTCTTGGGCAGCGAGAACAACGACACAACAATCGACGATTCGCCGCTGTACGACATGGCGGAAGTCAATGTGGGCCACTACCGCAACAGCGCGGACTACGAAGAGGCGGCTTACCTAGTGGGCCAGCCTCAGCCGTGGATGGCAGGGCTCGATGAGCAGTGGCGTGACCACATGGAGAAGAACGGCATTTTTCTTGGCTCCCGTGCACCTTGGCTTCTGCCGGTCAGCGGCACATGTGGCGTATGGCAGGCTCAGCCGAACACTGTGGCCAAGGAGGCCATGGACTCCAAGAAAGAGGACATGGTTTCGCTCGGCGCCCGGCTGATCGAACGGGGCAGCGCGGTGAAAACCGCGACCCAGGCTGACAACGACAGCGCCGCCGAACACAGCGTCTTGTCGTTGGTGGTGAGCAATGTCAGCGAGGCCTACAGCCAGTGCCTGATTTGGATGACCGAGTTCGTGAATGCCACGGGCGAAACCCTCTACAAACTCAATCAGGACTTCAGCCAGATCACCTTGGACGCGACGATCCTTTCCGCACTGTTCAATGCAGTGCAGGGCGGCAAGCTGCCGGCGGGCGACTTCTGGCAGTACCTGCGCGATCGCGGGGTTATCGATCCAGAAAAGACCGACGACCAGATCCGCGATGAACTGGAAACCGAGAATCCCGGCCCCGACCTGGATGACGATGAGGTAACCCCGAATGGCGGCAAACCAAGCGA